TCCAGTTTCTTCTCCAACAGTAGGTGTACCGATGCCGCCAAACTCGCCAAGAAAGAAAGTCCAGACCATTTCCGTTATGTGTTTGGACAACTCTTCCAAGACACAGAAGTCCTCCCGTCAACAGAGCGCCTTGGAACACTCAAGATATGGCAAGAGCCAATCGACACAGCGTATTACGTCATTGGTGCTGACCCGGCATACGGAAGCTCTGACTGGGCTGACAGATTCTGCATCCAAGTGTTTCGTTGTTATGCGGATGGTCTTGACCAAGTAGCTGAGTTTGCAACCAACGAGATGAACACCTACCAGTTCGCGTGGGTCATCGCCCACCTTGCAGGCGCTTACAAAAACTCCACCCTGAACCTTGAAGTCAACGGCCCCGGTCAGGCAGTCATCAACGAGATACGCAACTTGAAACGCCTTGCAGTCTCCGCAGGCGGGGCACTAGGCCACGGCCTCATGGACGTGCTTGGCAGCATGACTAACTACATCTGGCGCAGGAACGACACGCTAGGCGGCTTGTCCAACAGCATTGGCTACCTCACCACCTCCAACTCCAAAGAGCGCATGTTGCAATACATGAAGGACTACTTTGAGCGGGAGATGATGAAGATTCGCAGTATGGACACCCTAGAAGAAATGAAGACCATTGTGCGCGAGGACGGATTCTTGGGCGCACCCGGCAGAGCCAAGGATGACCGGGTAATAGCCTGTGCCCTTGCCGCCGTTGCTTACGCAGAGCAAGTACAGCCGCGCCTTATCATGCAGAAAATCACCCGCGAAGTCAGCGCAGCACAAGAGGAATACACCCCCGAGCAGGTTGCTGTCGGGCGTAACGTGTCTGATTACTTGAAAAAGATTGGGATGTACGGCGCATGAAACCCCTGTCTAAACAAGAATTGCTCCTGCACATGAAGAGATTTATTGCAGACAAAGAACGTGGGATTAGCATCCCCTTGTTTTGCGAACTTGCAGGGATTTCTAAGGCCCATTTCCTAGATGTATTTGATAAACGGGTACATCCACTCTCGGAAACCATGCAAATACGGGTCAACAAGGCCTACATGCAGTGGAAAGCGGGGCGGGTAAAGGTAATGAAACGTAACGACAACACCCGGTATGTGGACTACAGACGGGAGCCTAAACCCCCAATAATGCAGGGAATGGGGCTAAAAGTTACGTCAGAAGGCATCAAACTGCGTGTTGGCATGGTCAACCGACACGATTACAGTGAATCTGACCTAGATGAAGCACTAAGAGGGTAACTATGGCTATTTTGAGAGACTATTGCTGCGAAAACCACGGAATGTTTGAGTCATGGGAGCCTGAATGCCCCATGAAGTTCTGCAAAGGCACAATTTCGATTGTTCACCTCAAACCAGTGAGCATGAAGTCCGACAAGACCAAGGCAACGGACACCAGAGTCAAAAATCTGGCCCTAGACTTTGGAATGACGGACGTTAAGTCCACCAAAGAGGGTGAACACCAGTCTGGCTACCTCAAACGTAACAACAAGCTGTCTGACAAGCAGTTTGATGAGGCAACCAAGGCTATGGAAGAGCAAAACAAGAAAGCTCGACCCGGTGACGCCGCTATCTGGGGTGGTGGAGGTAATATCAGCATGAAATCCGTCATAGGTGGACAATTTAAGTCTGTTAACGGAGAATCTGTTGGCATCAACCCGAAAGAAGCAGGCAACTTGTCAGGCCCACGGGCGGCAAGCTATATGTCTGACCCGGACAATTTACAAGTGAGTAAGTAATGCGTATTCCGTCAAACCCCGTAGACCGTGAAATCTTCTACTTGGATTTAATCCAGAAGTGTTTGGTTTCCCGTGAAGAACGTAAAACTGATTACGCTTCTCTACGGAGTTGGTATTTGTTTGGGAATGGCACGGATGAACCCCCTGCCATCTTCAACAAAATATTTCCTCACATTGACCAACTGACCTCATTTCTCTACTCAGCGGAAACCACCCGGTTCTCCATCAACACCGGGGCCGCTGTCCCAGATTCTGAACAAGTCAAAGTTCCAACCCTGACCCGCGCCCTTAATGACGAGTGGCTAAATAGCAACGCTGACCAAGTGTTCTCATCTGCCGTTACATGGGCGCTGGCCTACAACACTTCATTCGTGAAGATTGTGATGAACAACGGCATTCACCCCTACATGGTGGAGCCATCTTGTATCGGCGTCTTGCGTGAAGACACACCGTACTCCGACAGACAAGAAGCATTTGTCCAGACCTACTACATCACAAAGTCAGAGTTGTACTCCCGCCTGTACAGCCACAAGAACAGAGAGAAGATTGTTAAGCGCGTAACCTCCATGCAGCATGAGCGCACAGAGGTAGCTAACGGCGTTGAGCGCATCATCCTGTCACAGTCAAACCCAACCATGTACGGTAACGTGAACTTGGATTTGTCGGGCATGAACCGCTACAAGGCCACTGTCTCGGAAGAGACAATAGAGATGACAGAGTTGTGGGTGTGGAACGATGACACACAAGACTATCAAGTTGTTACCAAAGCCGACCCTGACGTTATCATTTACGACCGCCCGGGTGAGCAAGTATTCCTTAAAGGCGAACTGCCATTTGTGCAGGTCTGTCCGAATCCGCTCTACGACTACTACTGGGGTGGCTCGGAAGTTCAGCGGATGGTGTACCTGCAACAACTGCGTAATCGCAGGATGACAGAGATTCTTGATCTGCTCTCCAAGCAAGTCTCGCCACCTACAGCCTTGATTGGCTTTACGGGCATTTTGGATGAGAAGAACTTTGCGCTCAATCGTGCTGGTGGACTGTTGGCAACTGACATGCCTAATGCCAAGGTTGAGAAGTTAGCGCCTACTATTCCTCCTGACTTGTTCAAAGAGATTGACAAGATTGACGCCATGTTTGAAGAGGTGTCGGGCATCGGTAACGTCTTGCAAGGCAAGGGTGAATCTGGTGTTCGCTCTTCTGGTCACGCCTCTCAGCTTGCCCGTCTGGGTTCTAGCCGCGCCAAGAAACGCGCACTTGTGATTGAAGATTCGCTAGAGAAGTTGGCAACGCTGTATCTCAAGTGCATGCAGGTGTATGACCCAACTCACTTCAAGGACATGGATGGTCGCCCGTTCATTGCAGAGCAGTTCACAAAAGACTATGTGGTGAAAGTGGACGCACACAGCAACTCGCCTATCTTCATGGAAGACATGCGCCAGCTTGCGTTCAACTTGTTTGAGGCAAAAGTCATTGACAAAGAGTCACTGCTTGACTTGCTTGAACCACCGATGAAACAATTACTCAAAGACCGTCTCAAGAAGATGGAAGAAAAAGAGCAAGCAGCGGCAGAACAAAAACAACAACAAGCGCAGCAAGCCCCTAAACCAGAGGGTAAACCTGAACTGAAAAAGGTGGGATGATGGCAACAGCAGGACAAACAGCACCAAAAGCTGACCAGCCGAGGGTATCAACAGAGTCTCTTAAAAGAGGTGAAGGTGGTGCGGGCTTGACATACCGTACCACTGGGATTAAAAATTACGCGAATCGTGGCAACACGGCTCGTCAAAGTAAGCGCTAACTAAGGAGTTGTTATGTACAAAGCTGCAAAACGCGGTCGTAAGACCCGGCGGTAAGTTTTCCCCGCAAGGGAAAAGGGGTGTGGCTTCCTTCCCCTAAAAAAAAGGTCGCCGCCTCTAACCTTGGAGATGACTATGCGTAAAGCTCGCAAAGGCCGTAAGTCTCGCAAGTAATTAAAGGGGGAAACCCCTTTAGTTGCATGAGCAGCACATCATTGGCAGTTGGATGCAAAATAACTGCCACCTATTGACAGCAAGTTTGTAAGTGGTTACAAACGGCGCACAAGGAGTTTTTATGAGTGTTCCTCAAGACAAGCTGATGGAGTTAATGCGTGGTTCGCGTAGTGCGGGCGGCGGCTCTCCCTCTGGTGTCAACATGCCCGGTGCTGGTATGGCTCCCCCTCCCGGCGCAATGTCGGATGAAGAAACTCCCCCAATGGCTTCGCCCATGTCCACCCCAGAACCCAAGATGGGCAGCAAAGAAGCTGCCATGATTAACTTGGGTATGGCTATGGATTTGCTGGAGCAGTCTCTCCCCGCTTTGGGTTCGGAAACGGAAGAAGGCCAAAAGGCTCTGGGTGCTATCCGCACCTTGACTGGCATTCTTGGCCCACGCAAGAACAAGACAAACGAACTTCAGCAGTCTGAGATTCTTCAGATGTTGCAGACCCTCCCTCAAGCTGGTGGCGCTACGCCAGAGGGTAAGGCTATGGCTCAAGCGCCGATTCCCGGTATGCCACCACAAGGCGGCGCACCAACACCACCCCCAATGTAAGGAGTCCAAAATGGATTTGTTCAAACCACGCGCAGC